CCTTCGTTGTCCAGGACACGAGTAATTGTTTTGCCATCGACCACTTCCGTAGTAAGCCGGGTAGCAATAGCATTTGCCATCAAGTCCGGCACAGTAGAGATTTCCGTAGCTAGTTTGTTAGCTACATTATCCACAAGTAAATTCTTCAATGAGTTCTCACTTGTGTTAAGTCTGTCTTCATAATCTTTCTGCGTGTCCTCAAGCTTTTCTTTATAGCTTTTCTCCAGGGCTTCAACATCGTCTTTGCTGACTGCACCTTTACGCAAGTCCATTATCTCTTGCTCTTTGCTGTCGAGCTTGTCACGGACTTCTTTGAGCTCTTGCTCTGCTTTGTGGCGCCTTTCTTTTTCATGCTCCTTGGCACGTTTTAAGGCTCCCGTATCTTCGACACCTTCAAGCTGAATTTGATATTCGTCGCCTTTGGCATCGTATTGCTTTTGAATCACCTCTTCGAGCTGTTCGTATTCGGTTTTGCTAATTGTGTATTTCATTCTACTATTTTGTTTTCTAGGTTAAGCTCCTCATCGAAATAAGTTTCTTGAGGAGCGGTTTCCGGAATGATGATACTGGTTTCAGATCGGTCTATTCCAAAGGCGTTAATGGCTCCATTAATTAGGAGCTCTGTTTGAGAGCTGTGTCCGTTGAGCTTGTTGAAGTCGTAATAGTCCTGCATCAATTCACGCACTTCCTTATATGGCTCTGAATTGTTTTCAAAGACAAGGGTTCCTTCGTCAGTTGCTTGCACAATGCCGAGAGTATCAACGAAAATTTTTACCATAAGTCTAGCAGTCCTTTCAGTGTAACTTCAAAGTGATCCGGATCGTCGTAAAAGAATTTCACTGGGTTAGCATACATTCTTTCGATGCCCATGCTCAAGACTTCCGTTGCGTCGACCTCCCCTTGCCAAAGATATCTCCGGCTTGTGTAAAAATGACCTCCTCTCTCACCCCATTCATCATCAAAGCATTTACCATTCCCTCCGCGGTTAGTGTAACGTTCCTTTTTTCCGTCGGGTTTAGTTCTACGCTTTTGAAGCCAGGCGTCGTTCTTATCAAGAATGTCTGGGCGATTGTATTCAATGCTGTGCGCCATTTCATGCAGCGTAGTGCTGAAGTTCATATCCCAGTTATTAATTCCCCAGCGTTCCTCTGAAAAGTGCGCCCTCTTTTGAGGTCTGCCATTAACGTATTCCTTATAAAGAAAAATCTTGCGTGAGGTGTCCGGAAGGCCAGGCACATCGCCCGGAGCTCTAACTGTGCCGGAAGTTATGTCATTAAACCAGTCCACTCCTGCACGAAGTCTCTTTGCATCCTGGGGCGCCACTTTTTCATAAGTCATCTTTTGACCTTTACTGTTCACCCATCTATTAGGCAGTTCTCCAAAGGGGGTTACCTTCACCACTGCTTTGTTTTTCTGATCTGCGGATTGAGAAATGAAGTAGTGCAAGTCCTTCCGTGCTTGTTTCTGTTTAGGCGTCCACTGATCCTTAAACTGGCTAGTCACATAAAGTTCGTCCTTTGTTCCCAGTGCTTCAGCCTCGCTTAAAATGCTTTTGAGTCTTCGCTCTTTATCCGTAAGCTTAGTAACTTTAGGCACCACAGGCACAGGGATGTCCGGTTGGCCGGAGGCAACTTTTTTCCATTTGGAGAACTGTGTTCCGGCTGTCGAAGCATTTATTCCTTCGCTCGTAGCAATAGCGAGAAACTCTTGCCTGCTTGGGATCTTTCCATACTTAATTGCATAGTCGTCCGCTAAGTCCCACACTGCCGCAGTTTTACCGCTCTTAGGACGCAATGCGGACGCTCTAGTGAGCTCAGCTATCTTTTCCCCAGTGCTAAGCGCCGAGCTAGCTGTGGCTTGCTCTGCTAGCGTTACCTTGCGCCACTTGCCGTATTGCACGGACACAGTTGAAGCATTAAAGCCGCGCCCCGCTAGTCTTTCCACAAGCTCGGGCTTAGTCGGAAGCCTTCCGAGCTCGATTTCAAGTTCGTCTGCTGTGTCCCATATCGCTCCAGTTTTAGATCCAGATTTAGGTCTCCCCGCTGCACCAGCTGAGGCTTGCAATGTTCCTTTCGTTACTAGATCCCGCTTAGCTTCCATTTCTGCAAGCGTAAGAGGTTTAAACGTCTTGCTGAGGCTTAGCTTAGCGAACTGATCAGAAGTGAGCTGACCCGAGTTTAGCAATCTAGCTTTGCCCGTGCCGATAGCTGTGTTTTGAAATTCACGCGGTTGCTTTTTAAGCCAATCGTAATATGTTTGATTAGCTGGAACAGGTCCTTTCAAAGCGGAGCGAGTTGCACCCTCGTCTAAAAAATCTAAACCTAATTTCTTGTCCAGGATGGGAACAGTAGTTGAACGGCAGTTAATATGAATAGGAGGTGTAGGCCCGCTGTCTAACGGAAACTCTCGTCCGTCCAATCCTCTGCACACTTGGGTGGTTTTGCCGTCTAGTGTAGCTACCCATTTCTTACCTTTTACAATATCGCTATTCTCCTCCCATGTTAGCTGGCGAGCTGAACTGCTAACGTGCTGAACAGATGTGCGTATGACTGCTTCCGCTTGCCTGGTTTTTAAAGTAGTGAGTCCGTCCTTAAAGTTTGCAGCTTGTGTCCCTCTTATGCGCTGAGTTAATTGGCCAAGGGTTAAGCCTTCCTTATATCCGTTACGAATAACTCCATTGACTTGATTCTTAGCTGTGTCCGACCAGTTCTTCATAAACGGATCTAGTAGCTGCCCGTTAGCGGAGAGCGGTGTAGCAAGCGCGGCAGCGAAAGCTTTTCCAGCTACGCTCTTCGCGACAATGTCCTCACTTGTTATAACTCGGTTCAAAGTATTAGTTTCGAATAAAGCTTCGCTTCTAGCTAACTCGGACAAGTCTGAGCGCAACGTGCTGACTGCTTGATTTTGATTTAACTGGGTTAGTGTGTTTACGTTTGAAGAAAAAGTAGCGAACTGTTTTTTAGTAAGCTGATTTAAGCTGTCCACACCTAGCTTGTTAGCTTCGCCTATTAGCTCAGCTTCAAACTTCTTTGCCAGAGCGCCATAGTCCTTAGCTCGCCCGCTCTTATAGCGTTCAAGTAAAACTTGGTGGCGTGTTACTATGTCAGTGAGGCCTTTATTCATCGTCTACATCTTCTTCATCTGGGGCAACTGGGAGCACTGCTTCAAAAGAATCTAACGCAGAAGCTTCTAATATATCTTTGGCCTCTTCGTTGTCCATGTAAGCGATATTAGCCTTGCGAAGGTTGTCACGCACTTCCTCCCATGTAAGAACTTCATTTTGCCATAGGCTGAGAAGTGCTTGCTGTGCTTGGGGCTCAAGTTTGTAAATGTCGAAGTCCGTATTAAGCTCAAAAGTAATTTCGCCATCTGTTCCCATGAACAGCATGCACCACATCAAAGCTTTTTCAAAAGCTGCGGATGTATTGTTAGCCGCTGAAGCTAGAACGCTTGTCTCAGATGCGTTTTCTAATCCGGCTTCCGTAGCTGTGCGCTGCACTTGTTTCTGTTCAACAAGCTTGGCACCCAGGGCGACCATTTGCCGCTCCTTCGTATCCATTGCTTCTTTAGGCATGCTATTTGCTGCCGCCTGTATAAGTCCCATTGAACCGCCCTCAGGCAACGGAACAGCCGCTCTCGAGCCTAGCTGCACTTGCCCTTTTAACACGTCGTCTACCCAAGATTGATCCAGCCCCGTCATGTAGGGCGTAGGTTGCCCGACAATGTAACAAGCTTCTTCATAGTCTGCGGAGTTGCGATAGTGCGCTAAGTTAATAACGCTGAGATCATATAGAGGGGGCAAGTCCGGGTCGATGTCATTGTTCTCCCATCCTATAAATTGAAAAGGAATCTCGTTTAGTGCGCCACCCCTTGAATCCGTAGGCGTGTATTCTTCCGCAAGGGCAAATTCACCTACGCCTGACGTTCCATACTTTCGCCATATTTGAACCCGGTAAACATTTTCCTCCAAACGGAGAACGCGATACTGGGGATCAATAGTCTGCTTGAATCCGTCGTCATCCGTCACATGCGTTTCTTTAAGCACAACTAGAATCAGCTTGTTCTTAGCGCCTACTCTTTCCGTTCTCCAGTTGACTATATCTTCAGCGCGATAATGCAAAATATTAGGACGGATACTGCCGTCTAATTGATCTTGCCTAGTAGCTGTTCCCTCGACAGCCGGATAGTCCACAAACAAACCCGCTCGCCCATTAGCTAGCACATGGCTCAGAACGCATTTGGCTTGCTGCTCTACTGTTACGCCAGCGCCGTCCGAGTCTTCCATTATAGCGTCTAGCAAAGGAGGAACCTCTACAATAGGGTCGCGTGAAAATACTTGTCCCACTAATCCGCTAAGAGTTCTAGCGGTGACATTGTAAAATACTGCTCGAAGCAAGTATTGTTCGTAACGATGTTTATTCTCCATGCTGAGATCCCCAGCATTAGGCTTTGGCAAATATGTTTCGCGCTTGTGCTTAACTTTGCGCTCTCCTTGGATGCAGTCGTTTACTTGTGCCCATGAAGGCTTGAGCTCTACATAGAGAGGATGTTCGTGATTTACTTGTGGCATAGCTTGTGAATTATGTGGCTAATCTAACGGTGACGGAGGTAGCGGCTCGGACATTGCCGTGCAAGACTCGATAACGAATTTCGTCATAAGCATGATCGTCCGGGCCTTTAAGAACATCTTCAGGATTATTTGGATCCCTCGGCATTATAGGGAGAGTGGCCTTCGATGCCAAACAATTATTAGTGAAATACAAACCGGGTCCTTCTCCGACTACGGAAGCTCGCATTCGAGCACGTATTAAATCGAGTCCCACAATCCTGGAACCAGGGCTCTTATTAGACTTAATCCATGTCACCTTTTTATCTGCCATCATCTTTGCAATAGTGTCCGACTTCTTTTCGACTACGCTACTGATTTGATTATCCGCAGGTCCTGGATGCACTTTGCCTTTGATCCAGCCGAGCTCCCTTAACTGGGATTCCATTTCAAGGATGCCTTGTGCTATTTGCTCAGCAGTTAAGCCAAGTCCTTTGTTAGTTCCCACCTTGTCAGCGCCATACCATTCCGCAATTCGAATCAGCGTTCCCTTAGGCGGACAGAATACAGATCCGTCCGGCAATGTAGCTTCTTCTCCATTAGCTTCAGCCCACCATCCCACGGAAAACGGAGTGGAGCTGCCCCAGTCAAACGAGCGGTCGAGTCTCCAAGTGTGCGGCACTTTAAATCTGGGAAGCACATGCACATCATTGCGCCATAGGTCATCCAGGGCGCCACCTGCTACAATATCCCAGTCCCCGTTCAGCATTGCTTTGACTAAGTCCGGTGAACCCAGTCCGCTT